TGGCTAAGGTATTAGATGGTTTGTCCTGCCATTTCTGTACAGCTAGTTTGACTTGTTTGGCGGGTGTGAACTTACGGAACCACCCCTCATCATCGTTGAACTTATTGAAGAATTGTTTAGCTGATTGCAATACGTTTGCCATAACTTAGTTTAAGTTAGGTGTGAAGTGGTTATCAACTTAGGCTCCGTAATAGTTTCTACCTAAACCAAATTGGCCTAGTATAGAGTCATCGTCTCTATTTCCTATCTGTCCTACTGCTGAAGTTATCCCACTAGATTTCTGGAATTGTTGTCCTGTGGGAGTATATTGAGAAGATGGATCAGTTGAAGTGTTTGTATTAAAAGTGTCTGAAGCTGTTCGTGCAGCTCCACTATCTATCCCTAGTTTCTGTCTATAAGTATCAAGATCAAGTAGCTGTGCCTGTTTCATCATTTCTAGCTGTCTTTGGTCGGCGGCGTTAGCTTGTTTAATACTAAACATTTTATCTCTTAAATCTGTAAGTACCCCTAGTCTTGCTTGTGATTTAGCGTCACTTGCTAATAATCTATTTTGGTTTACTTCGTCCAGTCGTGATCTGAACTCTTGATTAGCTTGATTTATAAAGTTGGTGGCACTTGCCTTTAGTTCTTCTAGTTTGGCGTTGAAAGTAGTTTCAATATTGGTTTTAGCTTGACCCAATTTACCCATTAACTCGCCAAATCCTTGTCTGGTTTGATTCATATTGACTTGTTGTTCTCTACCAAGTAATACTCCTGCGGCTTCACCAACGTTAGAAGCTCGTCCAAAGCGTTGATTTACACCCATTCTTAATTCATTGTAGAGTCTTCGTGAAGCGTCTAAGGCGTTTTCTTTTCTGTTATAGCCTTGCTGTTCAGATTGAGCAACTGTTCCTAGTTCTGCTTGTTTAGAAGCACCTGCTAGTGATTGTCCTGCCCTTAGGTCAGCGGCAATTCCTTCAAGTATGTCTGGTTGACCTTCCCTGATAGCGGCTTCAGCTTTAGTTAAGTATTCATTTCTAGCATCATATTGGCTGTTTATCTCACCCATAAACTGTTCAGAGTTATCGTAGTTAAAGTCGTTGATATCTGTGCCGGGGTGTTGTTGTTTGAAAAGATCCATTTCTGAAGGGCCAGTATCTTGTCCTGGTCCAACATCAGTGTTTGGTATGGTGTTGTTATTTGTAGTATCTAACCCTTTTACATCACCACCAAGTAACGATCCCATCTGTGAACTTCCTCCATTTGCGGTTGTTTCATAACCAAGTGCTGAAATATTACTTACTTGGGGGGTAGGAACTGGAGTCGGTTGAGTCCATGGTTGGAAATTGTCGCCTATATTTGATTGATCGCCTGTTGGAAATGTCATATAGTATAATTTAGAACATGTAATTGGGGGTATGCAACATTAAGCTCACACGCGGCTGCTGGAACTTAGCTGACCCTCGCCTTGACTGGTGGCTGTAAGTCTTAAACCTAATAACTCAAAGTTTGAATTGGCGGCGGTACTTGTTACTTCTATTTGAACGATACGACCTGATTTATAAAGTTGTGACCATCTGGTAAGTTCGTCCCCTTCAATAACAACTGAACCTGCTGAAGTACCCCACATAGAAGTTCCCCACATATCTACACCCCATCCTGAAGCTCCGGCTATCTCTGAGCCAGTAATATCAAAGGTTTTAATTGTGGTAGTGGCTCCGTTCCTGTCTTCTAACAAGATATTGACTGTAACCGTACCTGTAATGTTTCTAAATAGAATATAGAACAATTTAACTATCTTAAGTAGTGACCACTTGCCAAAGTATTCCTTTTTAGTCCTTATAGTCTTGGCGATAGTAGTCCCATCGTCTGAATTAACTGAAGGCTCGAAGGTATAAGTTTGGTTGTTATTGTACGATCCCACTACCCACCTCTCTGATCCTGAACCATCAACATAGTTTTCCATTTTAGATATGCCCCAAGGTGTTTTCCATATACCCAGGAACGCCCCACGTTCTCTGTCATAAACAAGACACTCTTTTCTATCGGGGAAACTTAGTATGTACTTATTATTGACGTACATTGACACACAATTATCATAGTCAGCACTTGATAGTCCCTCTAAGTAAGGACGTATTCTGGCCGATACTTCATTGGTTCTTATAAGGTTAAGGAAGTTTGGTTCAAAGCCGATAACATAAAGTCCCTTTCTCCCAAAGTAGAAGATATCGTTCTCAACCACTTGGATAGTATTTGGGTTGCAACATCCCACTAAGGTTGAAATGGGCTCATACTGTGGCTCTAAGATAGTAGTGTTTCCATAAATAAACTGATCTAACGTAACGGCATAGGATGAATATTCTTTAAATACGATTACCTTATTAGATCCCGGCTGTGCTTTAACACCTGTAATGTTTTGGCCTGAGTCTGGGTCTATGTAAACTCCTCCACCACCCTTAAAAACGTTAAAACTAGATTGGTCTGGATACATGGCCGAAATCATCAGTCTTGTTGGACTAGACTTATCAACCATGAGCAATCTGTTCTTTATCTTTTCAACAAACTTACTATTTAAACCCCCTGTTGTGTTTGTTAAAGGAGGGAATATCACCTCTGATGGTTTGTCTCCTCTATCAACGAATGTGGTAAGGGAAGCACCTACTCCTGCTAGATATCTTTCTGTGCCGGGGTTTCCTCTATAAACCTCGTATCCTGAAATTGAAGCACCACTACTAGGTGTCCAAGTAACGTGGACTTCTGTATCTGATAAGTCTTGTGGTAAGTTGGCAAGTTCTACTGCTGTTGATTGTTCTGTCTGGCCACCATTGTTTCCTAAAGTTGATATTACCCAACTCCAAGTCCAAGTGCCTGATACTCCTGAAAAATTAGTTGCCGCTAAACCTGTAGGAGGGGCTAGGGTTGCATAAGCTGATAAAACGGTACCGTTGTATTCTGTTAAAGCTCTATCCTCTGAAGCAAAGTAAGTTTTACCTCCTAACTGTGTGGCCATGATAGTAGAACCTGATGGATAGGATTGACCGATGATAGCCGTATAGGAAGCTCCGTTTTTCTTGGCTATATAGCCCTGATCTGTTAAAGTTAAAATCTCTGATAGTGAAGCACCTGTAGCGTATAAACCAAACCCTCTTATCGAACCTGTAGCATTAGCCTCAAAGAATTTCTGCATTCCCCATCTACCTGTAGGAACGCCAGAACCCTTTAACATGATATTGTCTGCTGTGGCTAGTTCGTTATCTTTTAACTCGGTGGGTCGTAGTAAGGAATCATAGCCCCCTCTCCAGTTATCGTACTCAATGTCAATTTCTTTTCTTTTCTTAAAGGGTGGAGCCTTAGTATTGAATAAAGGCATTTACTCCCCCATAACAAACTTCTGATTAGTTGGTGTTCTATTAACTCCGCCTTTAGGCTGGATCATTTGCCGACTAACCATGTTTTGAAGTCTTGATTGGGCATCGGCTTCTATCTGTGGGAATCTGTCATCGCTTCTTGACTGTAAAACATAGGAAATTACTTTTTGTTTAACGTATTCTGGATCTGGTAATTCGCATATATCTGTAAGAGTAGCCATGCCTGAAGGGAAGCGTTGATATTGTAGTGAAAGTGTGGCGTTGTTTGTTAAACCATGAAAGATTAGTGTGTGTCCTTCCATGTCATTACCTAATAGGTAGCAAAAGTCGTTGTCTGCGTTTATGTTGTCGTTTATCTCTTCTAGTCTGACTTGTGGGAAGGCTTTAAAGGTTGAACTTGAATCCATCTCTGCCGGAGAGCTAGATAGTTCTCGAAAGTTAGTAGGTAGGGTAAGTGAAGCTATTGTGGAAGTGGAGGGGTAGTATAAGGTCTCAAACTCTTTGAAACGATAGATTGAAGCTGCGTCTTTTACTGCTTGGTCTGCAAAATCAACCCTAGTCGCTAACTCTGTCCCTGTGGGTAGTTCTCTTTCAAGGTCTAAAAAGGAATTTACTGAATATAGAATGTCTGATAGTGTTGCCATATCTTAGTTTAGATATGACAAGTGGGGGTTATCAACCTATTTCTTTTCTGTCAATTTTAGCTGGTAGTTTGCCGATCGAATACTGTAATCTGGTAGAGAACGTACCGTCATCCCTTGCTACATAGCTGGGGTTGACTACTATTCTGTATCCAAATTCTTCACACAAGTCTTGATAGGCTTTGGCGAAGTCTTGATCTGTTTTAGGCTTAACTTTATCCATTGTTACCTCCTAGATAATTATTATTTTTCTACTACTAGTGCTACTGTAGCTTCGTCTATCTTAGCTTGGATTGCGACTATACAAGAAAACCAAACACATCAATAGTAGCCGTACAAGTTGCTGTAGTTCCCGT